GGTAGAGCCGCGTGTGTGGTGTGCGCCGCCGGCGGTGGTGTCGCGTGGGCGTGAGGCGGTGGAGTTGGCGGCGTCGGCGGGGCTCGAGTTGGATCCGTGGCAGGTGTTCGTGTTGGAGCGGGCGTTGGGGGTGCGGGAGGATGGGAAGTGGGCGGCGTTTGAGGTGGGATTGAACGTGCCTCGCCAGAACGGGAAGGGCTCGGTTCTGGAGGCGCTGGAGTTGTTCTGGCTGTTCGAGCTCGGGGAGCGTCTGGTGATCCATTCGGCGCATGAGTTTCCGACGTCGTTGGAGGCGTTTTCGCGGCTTGAGTTGTTGATCGACGGGCGTGATGATCTGCGCCGTCGGGTGAAGCGGGTTGTCCGGTCGCATGGCGAGGAGGGGATCACGTTGCTGACGGGGCAGCGGATCCGGTTTCGGACACGGACGAAGGGTGGTGGCCGCGGGTTTTCGTGCGACAAGCTGGTGCTGGATGAGGCGATGATCCTGCCGGAGAAGGCGATTGGGGCGCTGCTGCCGACGTTGTCGGCGATGCCGAACCCGCAGGTGGTGTATGCCGGGTCGGCGGTTGACCAGGAGGTGCATGAGGAGGGTGTTGTGTTCGCACGGATCCGTGAGCGGGGCGTGCGTGGCCGTGATCCGTCGCTGGCGTACTTCGAGTTCTCGGCGGGCGTGTTCGACGCGGAGCGGAAGGAGCTGACACCGGATCTTGTCGACGACGAGTTGCTCGACGACGAGCGGTTGTGGGCGCAGGCGAATCCGGCGTTGGGGATCAGGATCGACAGGGAGCATGTGGCGAACGAGCGACGGTCGATGGACGCCCGGACGTTCGCGGTGGAGCGGCTGGGGATCGGTGATTGGCCTCCGACGGGGCGCCAGTCGGTGTCGGTGATCGGTGTGGAGGCGTGGATGGAGTTGGAGGACGAGGATTCGGTGCTGCTCGATCCGGTGGTGCTGTCTTTCGACGTGACTCCGGATCGTTCGCGGGCTGCGATCGTCGCTTCAGGAAAACGACCGGACGGGTTGCCGCATGTTGAGGTGGTCGATCATCGGCGCGGGACCGGGTGGGTTGCGGGCCGACTGGCGGAGCTCGTTGCGGCGCATGAGGTGACGTCGGTGAGGTTCGCGAAGGGGCCGGCGGAGTCGCTGCTGCCGAAGTTGGAGGAGGCGCAGGTCGATGTGGAGGAGGTGTCGACCAGCGACTATGCGGCGGCGTGCGGGTTGCTGTTCGATCTCGTTGAGCAGAAGGGGCTGCGGCATCTGGGGACGCCGGAGCTGCTGTCGGCCGTGAAGGGGGCTGTGACCCGTCCGCTTGGCGATGCGTGGGCGTGGTCGCGGAAGTCTTCGCGGGTGGACATCTCGCCGTTGGTGGCGGCAACGGTCGGTGTGGCGGCTGTGGTGGGCGATGCGGGCCCGTCGGTGTATGAGGAACGGGGCTTGCTCGTCCTGTAGCCGATTAGCGGAGCCGTGGAGGCTCTGATGACAGCGACGCTCGCTGCCGGAGTGCTGCTGTTCGCGTTCGGCGCGTGGCAGGCGTATGAGCCGGCGGGCTGGATGGTGGCCGGCGCGGCGATGGTGATGGTGGCTGTCCGGTACGGGAGGACGCTGTGAGTCTGCTGGCGCGGCTTGCTGGTGGCGCCGAGTACCGGAGCGGGCTTGCGTTCCCGCAGGACTGGCTGCTGGACGCACTTGGCGGCCCGATGACGGCGAGCGGGGAGCGGATCACGGTCGACAAGGCGCTCGGGGTGGCACCGTTCAACGCCGGGGTGCGGCTGATCTCCGGTGCGGTCGGGATGTCGCCGCTGAAGGTGTACCGGGACGTGAACGGCGAGAAGGTGCCGGCGCGGGAGCATCGGGCGTGGCGGATGCTGCACGACATGCCGAACTCCCTGACGCCCGCCGGGCGGTTCTGGGAGACGGTGACCGCGCATCTGCTGCTGTACGGCGACGCGTTCCTGCTGAAGACCCGGTCGGATGGGGTGCTCGTCGACGAGTTGTGGATCCTCGACCCGAACCAGATCACGGTGGAGTGGGAGCCGCAGTCGCGGCGGAAGCGGTTCGTGCTGCGGACGTCGAGCGAGCAGCGTGTCTACACCGATGAGGAGGTGCTGCACATCCCCGCGTGGTCGCTGGACGGGCTGAAGGGCCGTTCGGCGGTGCTGATGTGCCGTGACGCGCTCGGCGCCGCGATCGCGCGCGACCAGTTTGAGGGGTCGTTCTACAAGCGCGGCGCGGTGTTGTCGCTTGTGCTTCGTCATCCGGGGAAGCTCGGTGAGGGCGGCCTGAAGAACCTTCGGGACTCGTTCTCAAGCGTGTTCGGCGGTTCCCGGAAGTCGCATGGGACGCCGGTGCTTGAGGAGGGGATGGAGCTTGAGCGGGTGCAGACGTCGCTGCGGGACATGCAGTTCGTGGAGTCTCAGCGGCTCACCGCGACGACGATCGCGACGATCCTGAACATCCCGCCCTCCTACATCGGCGGCTCCACCGGCGACTCGCTGACGTACGGCACCCGGGAGTCGGAGGCGATCCAGCTTGTGACGCACGGGATCATGCCGTGGACGGTCCGGATCGAGGAGGCGCTGGCGAACGACCGGAGCATCTTCCCGTTCCCGTCGTGGCGGCCGCAGTTCGTGATGGAGGGGCTGATGCGGGCTGACGCGAAGGCTCGCGGCGAGTTCTACCGGCTGCTCTACGAGGTCGACGCGATCCTGCCGAACGAGATTCGCGCGCTTGAGGATCGCCCGCCGATTCTGGGTGGCGATACCACCTCGAGCGAGAAGGCGTCGCAGGCGGTGCTTGGGCCGCCGCAGCCGCCGGCTCCGGTGAACGATGAGGTGCGGTCACGGGAGCTGCTTGAGGAGCGGCGGTCGCGGTTCGAGGAGTTGCGGTCGCTGATGGAGGCGATCCGTCCTGACGTCCATGTCGATGTGCAGCCGCCGCACGTCACTGTCGAGCCGGCGCAGGTGACTGTCAACACGCCGGATGTGCATGTGACGACACCGGAGGTTCGGGTGGAGCCGCAGTTCACGGTGGAGGCTGCGCAGGCACCGAGCGTGACGGTTGAGGCGCCGCCGCCGGCGGAGGTGCATGTGTCGACCCCTGCGGTGAACGTTGAGCCTGCCCAGGTCACGGTGGAGGCTCCGATCACGGTTCAGGCGGCGAAGTCTCCGACGGTGTACGTGGAGCCGCCGAACGTGAATGTGGAGGTGCGTGGCTCCGGCCGGGTGAGGCGGGAGATCGTGCGTGACCCGGAGACCGGCGAGATCACCGGGAGTGTCGAGTCTGAGATCGAGGAGAGCGACTGATGCCGTACAGCTCGTACCAGAAAAACGCTTGGCTGAATACCTGGCGGAACGTCAGCTTCACGGTGACGCAGACGTACGCGAGCCTGCACAACGCGAACCCTGGCGACACTGGGGCGAACGAGATCAGCGGCGGGAGCCCCGCCTACGCTCGGAAGGCGATCAACTGGAACGCCGCATCGGGTGGTTCGCTGGATGACTCGAACGCGCCGGTGTTCGATGTGCCTGCTGGTGCGACGGTGGCGTTCGCTGGGTTCTGGGATGCGGTGTCGGGCGGGAACTTCCTCGGCTACAGCGATGTGACGGATGAGGCGTTCGCGGCCCAGGGCACGTACACGCTCACGGACGTTGACGCGCACCTGAACTCGTAATGCCTGGGTTCGCCAGCTACGACGATCTCATCGCGGAGATCAGTGCTGGTAAGCGGTTGACGTTGCCGTGGAGCAAGACGTTCACCTCCGCTCCGGTGGCGGGTGTCTGGTACGACATGTGGCCGGTCGGCGGGACGCCGGGAGCGGGTGTCTACACCGGTACCAACTACACGTTCACTCGTACCACAGACACGACGGCGGGTGCGCTCTACCATGGCGGCAACAAGTCGACAGACACGAAGCATGTGATTCGGGCGCTTGCGCATCAGGCTGCTGCCACGATGGACAGGCTGATGGTGATCGACCGGGTGGGTTACTACCCGATCCCGAACCCGCATCCGACGACGCTGCAGGCGCTGACGAATACCACCGGACCTGATCGGTATGTGTCCGCAGGGGAGCCGGGGTTGCTCGCGTTCATCGTGAACTCGAGCGGTAACGCCACCACAACGGGGAACTTGTCGGCGCTGAACTACACCGACCAGGACGGTAACGCTGGCGCCATGCCGACCACGCCGACTGTCGGCCCGAACCCGCTCTCGACAGCTCCTTCGACGACGCTGGGAGCCCGCTTCCAGTTCGCGGTTGCCGGATTGGGCCCGTTCCTGCCGCTCGCTGCTGGCGACATGGGGATGCGGTCGGTCACGTCGATCCAGTTCTCGGCCGGCATCACGCAAACGTCCGCTCTGGTGCTGTGCCGCCCGCTCTACACGATCCCTCTCGCCGGCGCGAACGCACCCACGGAACGGGAGCTGGTGATGATGCTCGCGGGGCTGCCGCGGGTGTACGACGGTGCCTGCATCAGCTTCCTCGGATACGCCCACTCCGCAACAGCAATGACGCAGGGTGTGTCCGGCGAGCTCGACGTAGCTTGGGGCTAACCCATGCCGCTTCTCCGCCCAGACCCCGGGCGTAGGTTCGGCGGAGGTGTCTATACCGAAGACCTAGCGTTCGGTGCCGCCCGTCGCGCACCAGGCGATACCGGACTCCCAGCGTCGTCGACGCAGAAGTGGATGCCGGAAGTCACCGCCACCGTGGCGGGCGGCCCGGCCCTCAGCGGCACCGCGGTGGTTGCGGGAGGCGGCGATGTAACCCTCGCGACGCGAAAGAACGCGGTGGGTTCGGCCATCGTTGCTGGCGGAGGGAACATCGCAGCGACAGGCCGCGAAGGCGCCCTCGTCATCGCAACCGTCAGCGGCGGAGGCAACGTCACCGCCACCGGAAGGAAAGCAACGGGCGGTATCGCTGGTGTCGCTGGCGGCGGTGATGTCACCGCAACAGGACGTGAGGGAGCGCGTGTTGTCGCGCAACTTCCGGGCGGCGGCGATATCAGCGCGACTGGCCGTAAGGGCGCACGAATCGCCGCTGCAGTCGCCGGCGGTGGTGAGATCACGACGACCGGGCGCGAGAACGCGCAACGCGCCGGTGTTGTCGCTGGCGGCGGAAACATCGTCGCGGGAGGCGCGAAGGCTGTCTCTGGCACAACAGATGTCTCCGGCGGCGGCGACATCACCGCGCACGGGGCGAAGGACGGTGCGCAGCCGCCAGCAGCAAGCGGAACCGCAACCGTCTCGGGCGGCGGCGACATCCTCGCAACCGGTGCGAAGCAGGAAACCGAACCGCCCACCCCACCCCCTGGTGGCGGTGTCATCGGCCGGATCCGGCGGCCTCCCACACAGCTACGTCCGCGAACGAAGCACGCGCGTGGCCGGGCCGTGATTCGCGGCGGCGGCCGTATCTACGCCAGCGGGTACGCCACCCACCGCATCCGAGACCGCGACCCCGCACTTCTTGTGGAACTAGAACTCGTGTAGCTGCCGAGCGTGCTTCTACGCCTAGCCGATAAGCGGGGGCGTGAAGCCACAGGAGTTTTTCGAGGCGCTCGCGGACGTTCCGAACCAGCGTTCGGCGCGCTTCGACGACGTGGAGATGAAGGACGGCGGCAACGTCTACCTGTTCGACGGGTACGCCGCCGTATACGGAACACCCGCCGACCTCGGCGACTTCAGCGAGGAGATCGCGCCTGGTGCGTTCGATTCGGTGCTGAAGGAAGGGCGCAACGTCCCGTTCCTGCACGAGCACCACCCGCACCAGCTGCTCGCGACGACCCGCTCCGGTCGGTTGCGGCTCGAGGCGGACAGCCGCGGGTTGCGCGCCCGTGCGAAGCTCGTGAAGACCGATCTGAGCTCGCGCGTGAAGGCGCTTGTGGACAGCGGCGACATCACCGGCATGAGCTACGGGTTCGTCGCCGGTCGCGGCAACCAGAAGATTCAGGCCCGCGGAGGCAAACCACACCGTCTCCTGACCGGGTTCCGAAGACTGCTCGACGTCTCGACCACCTGGGATCCTGCGTTCCCCACTACGGAAGCGCAGTTCCGGTCGCGGGCGTTGCAGTACGCCGACTCACCCGAGGCGTGGCAGCGGCTCCTCATGGGCGCCTATCCGCAGCTTGCGGAGCTGGGCCACGACCTTTCGGATAGGCGGGACGACACCGAGGAAGTACGTGCGGCGTCGGAAGCGGCGGTGAATGAGGACGCGCCCCCTGGGGTCTCGGACGCGGATCGTCTCGAGACAGCGAAGCGGCGCATGCAGTTCGTCGTGCTCACAAGCCTAAGAGGAGGTCTCGACGATGCGTCGTGACGACATCCTCGCGCTCAAGGAGCAGCGGCACGTCCTCATCACGGACATGCAGAAGCTGTTCACCGACGCGGAGACGCGTGGCGGGATGACCGCCGAGGAGCGCGAGCAGTACGACAAGATGGAGGGCGAGTTCCGCTCGCTCACCGAGCGGTTCCAGACCGCCGAGGAGCTGTACCGGCGTGAGCAGGAGGTCAAGCAGGCGCTTGACACTCCGATTGAGCTCCGGGGCGCCTCCGGCGACGAGGTGCCGCTGACGCTGCGCGAGTGGCGCGAGAAGAACGGGCAGATGCGCCCGCACGACACGCCGGAGTTCCGCTCGGCGTGGTTCCACTACATGACGGCCCGCCGCGAGTCCGAGCTGGACATCGAGGAGCAGCGCGTCCTGTCGAAGGCGTCCGCTGGCGCCGGCGCGAACCTCGTGCCGACCGCGTTCGCGAACGAGATCATCAACATCCTCCGGTTCACCGGCCCGATCCAGCAGCTCGCATCGACGATGGTGACGGACTCGGGCGAGACGATCCAGGTGCCGTCCGTTTCGGCGCACGGCGTCGCGACGTGGACGGGGGAGAACGTCGGCTACACCGCTTCGGACGAGACGTTCGGGCAGGTGTCGCTCGGCGCCTACAAGGCCGCTCGTTCGGTGATCGTGTCGGAGGAGTTGCTGACCGACTCCGCGTTCGGGCTCGAGGGCTACCTGGCGCAGGAGCTCGGCGAGAGCATCGGTGTGCTCGAGGAGACGGCGTTCGTTGCCGGCGACGGTTCCGGCAAGCCGCTCGGTATCGCTCACGCCTCCTCGGGTGTCGCGGTGCATCAGTCGGCGGTCGGGAACGTCACGAGCGTCAACTACACGGCGCTCATCAACGCGATCTGGGCGCTGCCGGCGCAGTACCGCCGCAACGCGGTGTTCGTCGTGTCGGACTCGGCGGCGAAGAACTTCTACACGATGGTCGATTCGCAGAACCGGCCGCTGTGGAACGTCAACGTCGCCACGACCGGCCCGGACACGTTCCTCGGCTACCCGATCTACAGCTCCCCGGACCTCGCGGCGATGGCCGCGTCGGCGAAGTGGGGCATCTTCGGGGACATCGCCCGGGGCTACCGGATCCGCCGCGTCAACGGGTTCAGCCTGCAGCGGCAGACTGAGCTCTACAGCAACAACGGCCAGGTCGGTTTCCGCGGGTTCGAGCGGGTCGACGGTCGTGTCATCAACGCGGACGCGATGCGCGTTCTGCAGAACTCCGCGACGTAGGAAGAAGGAGGCGACCAGCATGGCACGGAGCAGGAGTAACGCTGGCGATGCGGACGGCCGCGATTACGTCGAGGACGGAAGCGTCGAGGAGACGATCGAGAGCCACAAGGACCTCGAGACGGGCGCTGTGGTTGGTGCCCCGATCGTGCAGTCGGTCACTGAGGCGCTTCCGGCGGAGTCGCCGGCGTCGCAGGAGATCGGCCCGTCCGCCCCGGATCGTGAGTCGGAGGCGCCGCCTCTGCATACGGCTCGGCCGGATGTGCCGATCGCGCAGACGCTTGCCGCGGGTGCGGGGGAGCATACGCCCCCGGATCCGAAGGTGTTCGACGGGGACGGGCGTCCGCGCGAGATCAACGCGTCGTAGCTCTCATCTGCTTGGACGGCGGGGCGTGCAGGTTGGCGTCCCGCCGTCCTAGTGGCGTCGGTGTAGCCGATTAGCGGGGGTATGCCGATCACGCTGAATACGGACGCGCTGACGTCGATTGAGACGGTCGAACTGCTGCTCGACCGGACGGGGACACAAGGCACGTCGGCGGAGGAAGGCGAGGACGACGAGCTGCTCGCGTTCTTCATCAACGCGTTCAGCGACGCCGCACACGCCTACTCCGGACGTCAGTGGAAGCCGACCGAGACGAACACGACGAAGCGATTCGTGTACGACGGCAGCGGCAGGCTCTCGCTCGCGCCGTACGAAGCATCAGCCGTGACGAGCGTCGTTGCGTACACCGACCGGCCCGTCGCTGACCAGCTGACGCTGACTGTGCAGGACGAGTACCTGCTGGAGCCGCGGCAGAGGACGCCGCAGGGCACCTACCTCGCGATCAAGTTGCCAGCTGTGTTGCGGGAAGGCACGGAGGTGTCCGTTACGGGCAACTGGGGTGCGGGGTCGGTTCCGTCGGATGTGGAGTACGCGGTGGCGGCTGAGGCTGCGAACGCATACATGCGGGCGTCGCAGCGTGCGCCCCGCGGGGTTGCGGCGGAGGACTATTTCGGTCCGGATGTCGGGCCGTTGGCGTTGTCGCGGCGGGCGCAGGCGATCCTGGATCTGCACGCCAACCGTTCGTTCTTCGGCTGATGGCGCTCCGCGATCTACGGGAGGCGGTACGCGCCGAACTCGCCACCGACCTTGCCATCGAGTTCGACTCGGGACCGCCGTTGTTTGAGGGCGGCATCACCCGCCGCAGCCGCGGCTACGTGTGGGCGGAAGGAATCGTCCGCGCCGACGCAGGGCTGTGGGAGGAGGCCGAGATCCACGCGCGGCTGTACCTGAAGCTCGTGGAGCCACGGAGCGATGAAGACTCGGTGGACCCGCAGCCGCTCGAGGACGCGGCGGAGGCGCTGCGGGACGCGATCGCGAACCGGAAACGCCTCACGGCCGCTGGCGGTGTGTGGCTGCTGCGGTTCGTGTCGGTGGAGATCGACTACGTGTCGCAGTTCGCCGAACTCATCATCCGCGCCGGTATCGAGAGCCCGTATGAACTCGCGGAGACGACCGGATGAAGATCACCTCATCGGTGAAGGTGTCGAACGGGTTCCCGGAGTTGCGGCGCCGGATCCATGAGGGAGCGATCCCGCGGGCGTTGAACGCTGCGGCCGCGGAGGGCGCGCAGGTTGCGCGTGACGTGGCGTCCGAGCGGCGGCAGACCGGGGCGATGGCGAACGTGAAGGTCGCTCCCGCCCGCCGCACTGTGCGCGGCTGGGACGCGCTGATCGTGAGCCCACCGTTCTACGCGTGGTTCCACGAGCACGGGACGCTCGGGAACCGTCGACGGAAGCTGAAGCAGCCCGGTCGTGCGCGGCGTGACCGGAGCGCCGGCACCGGGATCAAGCCGTTGCGGTTCCTCGGCAGAGGACGAACCGCCGCCCGTCGGGCGCTGCTCGCGCACCTGCAGAACGAGATCCGTCGTATCCCGTAGCGAGTAGCCGATAAGCGGGAACGTGGCCGAGAAGAAGGCATACGAGCTGAAGGCGAACGTGCAGAACGCGCAGATCCAGCTCGGCAGTAAGCTTGTCGTGTTCGAGGAGGGCAAGGTGTACGAGACGAGCAACTACGCCGAGCAGCAGGATCTCGACGCATGGGACGCAGTGAAGGCTGCGGAGCCGAAGGCGAAGGGAGACAAGTAACCGATGCCTGCCGTCCCTGGTAACGCGCTCACGCTTGCTGTCGGCAAGCAGACGGCGCTCGGTACAGCGCAGACAACGCCTTCGTACAAGCTGCGGTACACGGGCGGGTTCGGTCCGGATCCTGCGCGGAACACGATCACGCTGGCGGAGACGGATGCGAACCGGCTGCAGGGCGACCCCGTAGTTGTCGGGCTCCGTGTTGAGGGTGGCAGCGAGCACTATGTGCGCCCGGATGAGTTCGGGCTGCTCGCGCTCCTGACGTTCGGCCAGGTGACGACGACCGGCACGAACCCGAACTACATCCACACGTATTCGAGCACCGCGAGCGGCAGCGCCCCCTACGCGACGCTCTACAAGGCGCTGAACACAAGCGCCTACGTTGATCGTTACGTCGATTGCCAGGTGTCGAGCATGACCATCCGCGGTGGTGCAGAGCAGGCGCTTTCCGTGAGCTGCGACTGGATCGGCCTCAGCTACCTGAGCGGGCAGACGGATCCGGCTGGTACTCCGGTTGCTACGTCGCCGATGGTGTATCCGGAGGTGACGATCACGAAGGGCGGTTCCGCTACGGGTGTGATCGACTCGTTCGAGTTGACGATTGCGCAGAACCGTACGCTCATCCCAGGCGACACCGGGATGGCGGCAGGAACAACCGCGAACGGGATGCTGTCCGTCACCGGCAGCCTCTCGATTCTTTTCGAGACGGATGCGGAGCGGCGGCTGTTCTACACGGGCACGACGGGCGGCACGACGCCGACGTCGACGGTGGGTTCGGAGGCGCTGAACATCGCTGTTGTTCGGAACGCGAACCTGAGCATCACGTTCGATTTGGACAATGTGATTCCGACGAACGTGACGGTGCCGGCGAATACGGATGGTTCGCCGATCCGGATGGGATACGAGTTTCAGGCGAAGCGGGACGCGACTCTCGCGAACGTCGTCGAGTGCGTCGTCCGCAACGCCGTCGCCAGCTACTAAGCCGTAGCCGATTAGCGGCTGTGATGGACGCAGCCCAGGCGCAGGAACTCAGGGAGTCGGTGGCGGCGACGCGCAGCGTCGTCAAAGCCACCCTCCGAACCTGCCGCGGCTGCCTCCAAATGCTGACCGACCTCGAGCGTCGGCTTGAGGAATACACGCAGAGCCTTCAGGAGGCAGAGCGACATGACAATCACAGAAGCACCGCCGAGCTCGTCCGGCGGTAAAGCCGGCGAATGGGCGGCACGTGCCGTCCACAACGTCACCCTTCCCTCGGGGATGAAGGTCCAGGTGCGGTTCCCCGACTTGGCGATTCTGATCGAGGGGGATGCGCTGCCGGAGAGGCTGCGGATGGTGGCGATGGAGGTGTGGGCGGGCGGCAGCCCGCAGATCGTGAACGAGAAGCTGGGCGAGGATGGGCAGCCTGGGAAGCCGGAGCTGAACGTGGAGATCGTGAAGGATCTCGCGGCGCTCCGCAGGCATCTTGCCGCGATGTGCCTCGTCGACCCGCCGATGACAGCGGAGGATCTGTTGACGTCGGGGGTGCCGGCGGAGGACATCGACATGCTTGGCCAGATCGCGATGAGGGAGCGGGACACCGACGCGCTCGGTGTGACGCTCGGGGTTGTGCCTCTGAGCAGGTTCGAGACCTTTCGTGAAGTCCACGGCTGCGGCCCGGATTGTGAGAGCTGCGAAACGCTCCAGGGCCGCCTTTCCACTCGTCGCCCGGTTTCGGTGTGAGTGCTGCGGGCTTGAGGGTGTGGATGAGGTGACGCAGTGGGCGGTGGAGGAGGCGGCTTATGAGGTCGCCGCGATCCATGAGGCGAAGCAGCGAGCGTCGACGGTGACGCTGCCAGACGGGATGTCGATGGAGGAGACTCCAGAGGAGCGGCATCGGCGGATCATGCGGGAGATCGGCGGCGGTAGCTGATGGCGTTCGGCGGCTCCCTCGCTGGCACCGCCCGCGTTGTTCTGGGCGTTGACACGCGGGACTTCAACCGTGACTTGACGCAGGCGGAAGGGCGGTTCCGCACCTCCACCCGGAGGATGAACGATGACGTCGGGCAGCTTTCCCGTGGTGTCGCGGTCGGCGCGGGAGCGTTCCAGGGGTTCGCCCGCTCGGTTGCGTTCGCGTCGGCGTCGTTCCTCGGGGCGGCCGGGTTCACCGCGCTCGTGCGGCAATCCATCACCGCTGCGTCGGATCTTGACGAGGCGATCAACCGCGTCCGCGTCACGTTCCGTGACAGCGCGCCCGAGGTGCTTGAGTGGGCTGAAGGATCCGCAGCCGCTCTCGGGATGTCCCGCGAGGCCGCACTAGGTAACGCCTCCTCGATCGGCGCGATGCTGATCCCGATGGGCTACGCCCGCCAAGAGGCGGCCGCGATGTCGACGGAGATGGTGCAGCTCGCCTCCGACATGGCGTCGTTCAACAACGAAGACCCCACCGAGATGCTCGACAGGATACGGGCGGGGCTCGCTGGTGAGACCGAGCCGTTGCGTCGGTTCGGCGTGGATCTGCGGGAAGCTTCGGTGCAGGCGTATGCGTTGCGGACGGGGCTGATGCGGAAGGGCGAATCGCTGACCGCTGCGGGACAACTGCTCGCCCGCTACCGCGTCCTGCTTGAGCAGACACGCGATCAGCAAGGCGACTTTGCTCGTACCGCCGATGGTGCGGCGAACGCACAGCGCACGTTGCGGGCGTCGCTTCAGGACGCGCAGGCTGCGCTCGGACGCGCGTTCCTGCCGACGGTCGAACGGCTACTACCTCGGCTGACGGAGTGGGCCGACAGTCTCGCTGAGAACGAGGAGCTCCATGAGCGTGTGGCGGATGCGGTTGAGACGACCGCTGAGGTGGTCGGTGATCTCGCCTCTGCTGCGGATGACGTTGCGGATGCGGTTGGCGGATGGGATGACGCGTTCAAGTTGGTGCTGGCTGGCACGCTCGCCGCCGGATTCGGTCGGCTCCTTGGTGTCGCCGGCTCGGGTGCGATGGGAGCGCAGGGCGCGCGCGGGCTCGCCGGGATGGCAGGCATCCTCAGTCGTCTGCGCGCTGCCGGAACGATCTTCGTCGCCATCGAGATCGCCACGAACTGGGATGAGATCAAACGCGAAATTCGTGAGGAGGCCGGAAACCCGAACTGGTGGAAGGAGATCTTCACGAAGGGTGCGTTCAGCCCGGTCGGGGCTGCTGTGGACGCACTTCGCGGTCGCGGCTCAAGCGGCACCGGCGCGGGCGCTGTTGCGGCGCTCGGCGGACGGACGTTGGCCATCCCGCAATCGTTCAATGCGACACATCAGACATCAGGGCTGCCGGGCTTCCCCGGCGTGGACATCTTCGCGCAGGCTGGCACGCCGATCACGGCACCTGAGAACGGCACCATCACCCGGACGACTGGCGGCCCGCCGGAACTGACGCCCGCAGGCTTCAAGGGGTACAGCCTCTACTTCGTCGGCAACGAGACCGGAAACACCTACTACATCACGCATCTTGCGACGGTTGCGCAGCGTGGCTACTACCGCAGGGGCGACATCATCGGAACCCTTGCTGCTGGCACAGCGGGTGGCCCTCACGCCCACGTTGGAATCCATCGGGGCGTAGCTCCTGTTGCGTACCAGCCGTCTACGTCGTCGCCGCCACGTCCGACAGCGAACCCCGGGACACCTCCTCGCCAGCCAAATAGATCTGGTGGTGGCGGCGCCGTTGATCCTGATCTCGACTTGACGACGGCGAGGCCGCCGCGTACGAGGCCGTCACCGCTGATCCCGTTTCGGTTGCAGGAGAAGCTGCAGCGCGCCGAAGACACGCGCGGTCTCTCTGACGACCTGGACGTTTTGCAGGAGATCGAGCGGCTGCTTACACGGAAGATTCAGGCGGAAACGAATATCGAGAAGCGGGTCGCGCTACGGAACGAACGGCAGAGCGTCCGCCGCCAGATCGCGGACATCACGAAGGCGAAGCCGAAGCGGGCCGGTGAGCCGGAGGACCCGATCCTGCAGGGGCTGTACCTGCGTGAGGCGCGCGCGGCAGACACGCGACGGCTCGATGATGACTTGCGGGCGCTGGAGGCGCTGGACGCGCACCTTACGAAGAAGATCGCCGCGGAGAACAGGGCGTCGGAGAAGACGGCGCTGATCCGAGAGCGGCAGGGCGTCCGCGGCCGGATCGCTGACGTGCAGGAGCGGATGCCGATCGTGCTACCCAGCTTCACCCGTCCGCCTGCGCCGCTCGCTGGCTTCGGTGCCGCGATGGGTGGCTTTGAGCGGCTTCGGGGTGGGACGCAGGCGGTGACGTTGCCGGGGCTCGGCCAGATCCTTGTCGGGAACATGAAGGCGAGCCGCGACATGTGGGTGCAGGCTGGCGATCAGTTGAAGAAGAAGCTGCGGGCGGCGATTCAACGACGGCAGACGCTCGAACGGAGCTTGCAGCGGGCGCGGCAGATCAAGATCAGGCGGTTGCGTGACGCTGCGATCGAGCGTGTCAGCAACAACCTACGGGTGGCCCGTCAACAGGAGCAGGACTTGCGGGACGCGCTCGGTTCGACGCTCACCGCGATTAGCGAGATTGACGAGACGGCGGCGTCTGAGGCGCAGCGGGCGGCTGAGGAGGCGGAGCGGGAGGCGTCCGTGGCTGCAAGGGAGGCGGCGGCGGACGCGGTGCGTGCCGCTGAGGTTCAGGCGCGGGAGTCGGAGATGGCGGAGGCTGCGTTCCAGCGGGGCCTCGTCGACCTGCCGGCTGACATTCGGTATGCGCAGGCGCTCGCCGGCGGCACCGCCGACACCGCAGACGACGTGGTGGCCCTTCGCCGCGCCGAAGGGTTCCTCGCCGGCAACCTCGGCCGCGGGAACATCGAGACCGAGATCCAGATCATCAACAGCCTGAACGGGATCCGCGACCAGATCCGGCGGCTGACGGAGGAGCAGGAGCGGACGACACGCGCGACGATGAGCGTGGAGGAGTACCAGCGGCAGCAGGTTGCGTTTCTCACGGGGCTCCGGTCGCTGCGGTCGTTCCAGGCGAACCTGTGGGATCCGATCGGGTCGCTGTCGGGTGCGAACCTGGTGGTGCAGAACTACTTCCAGCAGGGGCCGAGTGACAGCCATATCTGGTCGCGTGAGGTGGAGTTCGAGCTGAGGGCGCTGGTGGGCTGATGTACGAGACTGGCGCACCCTGGACGCTGACGGCCGCGGACGGCACCACCGTCACGTTCAACGACGGCACGATGGTGCTCGAGGAGGTCACGGGGTTCGACGCGCCGACCGTGCGGCAGAACGTGGAGGAGCTGCCGGAGGCGGACGGTGCCGTGGCGGGTGCGTTCTACTTCGGCGCCCGCCCTGTGACTTTGCGTGGCCGGATTGTGAACGTGAGCGCGGCTGCGCGGAATCAGGCGGTGGCGCAGTTGCAGCGGTCGTTGCGTGGGTTGCGGGAGGACGTGACGTTGGAGTCGTCACCGCAAGGGTTGCCGGCGATGCAGGCGTACGGGCGGCTGCAGAGCTTCAGGGTGTCCGGCGGGTTCGTGAAGGAGTTTCTGATCGGGCTTGTGTGTGCTGACCCGCGGATTTACAGCCAGGAGGAGCATGTGGTGGCTGGGATCGGGCAGGTTGCGACGTCTGGTGCGGTGTTTCCGTGGGTGTTCGATGTGTCGTTCGGTGGCGGTTCGGGTGCGACGGTGACGGTGGTGGCGGAGAACGCCGGCAACTTTGATGTGGCGCCTCTGGTGCGTGTGACGGGGCCGATCGTTTCGCCGCAGGTGAAGAACCTCGCAACGGGCGAGAGCGTCTACCTGGACAACGTGACGTTGGCGGCCGGTGAGTTCGTGGAGTTCGATATGCAGGCGCGGATGGCGGTGCGTGGGGACGGCACGAATCTGTATGACCGGGTGCGGTTCCCGGGTTCTGTGTGGTGGTCGCTTGAGCCGGGGGCGAACTCGGTGGAGCTCAGGTCTGCGTCGGCTTCGGCTTCTGATGCGTCGCTGTCGGTTGTGTGGCGCGACTCGTGGGTGTGACCTGATGCCTGCGGTGTCGTTTCAGCCGCTGACGGTGAGCGGGAACGAGATCAACGACGCGGTAAGGACTGCGGGGACGCAGGGCGATGGCAGGGCCGTCGATAGCTCCTACGGGATATGGGAGGCCAGCACAAACCTGGTGACGAACGGCGGGTTCGAGACGAACACGACGGGGTGGGTTGCTGACGGCGGGGGAACCACGATCTCCCGCGTCACGACGGAGGCGAAGTTCGGTACGGCTTCGTTGCGGGTGGACGCCGCGAACACCGGCCACGGTGTGGCTTTCGCTATCGGCGGGATGACTTCCGGTGCGACCTACACGTGGTCGGTGTGGGTGAAGGCTGCGGCCGGGGTGTCTCTTGAGGCGGCGTATACGGGTAGCGGCGTCGGCGCTGGTACTGCGATGGACGGTACGTGGAAGCGTCTGTCGGTGACGTTCGTTGCGCCGTCTACGAACTTCACGCTGTACGTGTCGAAGCGTACGGCCGGTGCGCAGACGTTCTATGTGGACGGCGCGCAGTTCGAGTTGCAGCCGCTTGCGACGCCGTACATCCACACGGACGGGGCAACCGCGACGAGGGCGGCAGCCAGGGTGCAGGCTCCGGCGTCGCTGCTGAACGCGACGCAGGGGTGGGTGGCGATGCGGGTGCGGATGGGCTACTCCTCGGCCGACTCCCTCAACGCCGGAAACGGTGACCCTCGATTCTTTTGGTGGGGCGTCAATGACAGCCGCATCTCGGTCCAACCGATCGCAAACGCCATTCAGGCGATTAGCGATACTGGCCCGAACGACACCATCACCCAGTCGCTTACCTGGGCCAAGGACGGGGTCATCACCGTCATCTGCGCGTGGACGGCGACCGGAATCCGCGTCTCCGGCAACGGGGCGGCGTTCTCAGCGCCCGCCCCGCGTACCGCCGTCCCGGTCATCGCTCAGACGACGTTCGCGATCGGCGCCCGCGACGACACAACGGCCAGCGGCCAGATCGACTCCGACGTGCTGTGGTTCGCGTGCGGCACCGGCACCCTCACCGATGCGGACGCCGCCACCATCCACGCCTTCGGCAACACCGACCCCTACCCCCACGAGTTCCCCGCAGGCAGCAACACCACCGGCGTCGCCCACTTCAACAC